TGCGCCGGAATCCGCGGTGTGGACGTAATCCGATTCGACGACAGCGGCAATCTCGACACGTTCCGGCGACCGCGGACGAATCCCCACGACGCGCGCGAGCATGTAGAGCGCCTGTCCTGCGCCGAAAGCATAATGCGTGCGCTCGCGACCTCCGCCAGTATCCGGTGTAATCGCCGGCGCGCTCTGAAGAACAGCTTGATTCGCCTGCAACCCTTTGGTCACCTGGTATGGGCCGGCGACAGAACCGTCACGTTTGCGCAGCGCAATGTAGTGCGTCCCGCTTCCCCAAGTCAGCGGCTCGCTGGTCGTGACTGCCCTGGTCGCTGAGTCATAGGCAGTGACCTCGCCTGACTGTCCCCACTGCGGCATGTCGTGCGATACGGCGATCAGATCTCCGATCGACGGAATGAATCCCTCCATCTCGGTCGCGAACGTCAGGTGCCGGCGCCGGTAACGGTTCGCGGCCGCGATGTACATTCCTTCACGCCATGCCTGATCTCTCGATGTCACGCCGAACAGCCGAATGTTGACCGGCTTCTCCGCCGTCGATCCAGGTAAAGCTGCTCTAACGGTGCGCTGCGTCCAGACCTGAGAGTCGAAATACTGCACATCGACAGCATCGGCAGTCTCCTCGGATGGCATCGCGTAGTTCAGCGATAGCGATCCAAGCACGATGTTGCGCATGGAGTAGATCTGCACAGGAACGGTCTGCGCGCTGTCGCGGACGATATGCACGATTCCGCCCTGAATGTAGGGCAGCGCCCGGCCAGCCCGGGCCGCCTGTGTGAGCGCCTCCCATACGGTCTGCACCGAGTCGTGGACTGCGTCGTAGTAGTCATGCCGTTGAGACCATACCGAATCGAGTGCCAGCAGCCCGCTGAGGTCTATGCGGCTATCCGGTAGCTTCGCGCCATAATCCGCTCGCAGAATGTCAGCAATCGCCCATGCGATTGCGCGCGTAGCCTGCGGACTGCTCCATGACGAGCCGTTCCATACGGGCAGCTTGCGTGTCACGATGCAGTTGATCTTGTGCGCAGCGAGCTGCGAGAGCTGATTGCTCGCCTTCATGCGCATGGCGAGCACCGTGATCTTGCCGTAGTTCTGGCTGCCGGGATGGTATGCGCGCAGCGCGGTCCAGAGCAGATCGTGCGCATAGTTGCTGCCAGTCTGCTTCGTGTCCGTGCGAGTCAGGCGCACCTCATAGCGCGCCTGCGCCACCGAATACCTGAAGCTGTAACGCTGAGGCGTCGTCGTTGCGGCGGAAATTGTCTCCGAGCCGAGCGTGGTCCACGTCCCCATTGGGACCCCAGAGTTGTCAATCTGCCTGGCCTCGACGGTGAACGTCATGCTCATGGTGAGCAACGCGCCGGTGCCGGTGTCGATCTGATACAGGCCGCGCGGAGCGATCACGTCGACCGCAATGGCGTTGCATGAAGTGCCTGCAGCCGAGGCCACATATGGACCGAGTGGCGTCCCGGTCAGCGCCTCCTGACCGGACACCTCGACGCTCGTCGTGACGTTGGCCGGAAAGAGTGTCACCTCCTGGTCGTAGCAAATCTGATATGAGATATCCTCCCAGGCGCCGCTTGCGCTGTATGTGGCGCCATCCTGAGTTGGGTTTGCCTGCACGACGGTATCTTCGATCCTGATCGACTCGATTGAATACTGCCCTTGTCCGATGACCAGCAGTTGGTAGAGAAACTGCTCATTCCCGGCATATTCCGTGTAGGGCTGTGCTCCGAAGTCCGGATAAATCAGGTGCCGTCCGTAGATGACCGGAATAGCGCTGCCAAGCCGCGCCTGATTGCCCTGCGCCTGGAGCGAGTACGTCGGCGACGGAGCGGCAATCGCCTGCATCTGCTGCGGAGTCGGTGGCCTGGGCGGCGGCAATAGCGTATTGACGACCGCCATGCCGGCGAGCGAGACGCCGGCCAGCGCGCCCCAGTACACGGCTGCGTATGCTGTGCCAGTCACGCCTGCGGCAAAGGCGGCATATGCGACCTGCGTTGCCGCGTACGGTGCAACGACCATTACGGCCAGCATCGCCACGATACGGATCGGATCTGATCCGCCACCACCTCCGGCAGGAAGGCATGCGAATACGACGACATCTCCGTCGCGCACCTTGCGCCGCCAGGACGCGCGCAATATCGGCTGTCCGTTGAGCAGGCAGATTGTCGGCAGCCTGGTGCGCGGCGCAAGCGCGCGAATGCTGCGCCGCCGCCGCAACGTCACGATCTCCCGTCCGCATGCCGGCCGGAATGGATCGCGAACTGTGACAACGGTCGCGCGCATCACGCAGCCCTCGCGCAGAACTCCAGGATCCGCCAGCGGTGCACGGCGAGGCTAGCCGGTGACTGATGCACCACGCCGGCACCCTCTACAGCGTGCAGCACGCCGCTGCCAGTCCATACGCCGACATGGTGCGGACGCTGGCCGTGGCTCATCAATGCAACAGCGTACGGTTCCGGCGGCGTGACGGCGCGCCACCTCGATCGCTCTTCGTGTCCGTCAAGCGCCCGGCGCACGGCGATCGGAGACATTGCGTCAACATCGATGACCGGCAACGCTATGCCGAGCTGATCGCGATAGACGGCACGCACCAGGCCCCAACAGTCATAAGCATGCGGCCCTGCTGCTCCGGCAGCCCACGGCTTCCCTATGTACTTCACGGCCCAGCTCATGCGACGAGTCCAGGGAAGCGCTCGCTCGTGTACAGCTCGCGCGGAAAGCTGCGGCTGGAAAGGTCGACGTAGGCCGCGCGCGCTGTGATGCGGAAGACATCAGCGCTGGCCTCACGGATGGTCAGCGTCAGCGGCGGATCCATCTGCGGAGCGGACAGATCCGAGGCCAGATAGGGCCGATAAGTGACTTCGATCATGTCGGCGCTGTTCGCCGCTGCGTCCATATACGCCACGATCTCCGTCGACACATTGTCAATGGTGATTGTGATCTCGGGCAGTCCGGTCGTCGAGACCTCCGGAAGCGAGAAGTCGAAGGCGTACGGCTGAAACTCGACCCACGCAAGCGGATTGATTGGAGCGGATGCCTCGAGCCGAGCAGTGATCGGACGGATGTCACGTACCACGCGGAGCGGCTGCGTGAAGCTCGGATGCCGCAGTTCCAGCGTGTGATAGATGACCTCGGAGGCAGGCGCCGATGCATATGCCTCCTTGATTGCTGCGGTCAGGGCTGCGTCAGGCACTTGTCAGATCGATGAGTGTCTGGTTGGACAATCTCGCTGGCCAATATACGAGCTTGCGTATTGTCCCATTGAGATAATTGTTCCCGTTGCCGTTGGCACCGAGACGCAGATCGTTCATCAACATGAAGATGCCGTTGTGCGAGCCTGACGCGATGAGACCTCTGGCTGACAGCGTTCTTGTCGTCTGCGTAACCGCCAGTGCGGACTTCACCATGACAAGGTTAGGATATACATCGATCGCTAAGTCGACGGGCGTGGTGTTATCCCACGAGCTAACCGTCTTTCCATTATTTCCTTGAGTACGCGATATAAGAGTAGATGCACCAGTGCCGTGACCGAGCGCGCGGCCATATCCGCCCTGGGTGATATCGAGCCCACCCATCCATTCAGCGAACCACGTAGCTTCACTGCCTGCGCTATACCAGCTCGAGAAGTTGGTGCCGGTGATGGTTGCAACGTCTGCTGAACGCGTGACCGTTGATGTGGTTGTTGGAATGTAGGAGGTAGGGCCTGGGCCTACTTCGAGTTGAGCGCCCCAGAGGCGGACTGTGACTGACGGGGACGCGTAGAGCTGGATACCGCTTGCTCCTGCTCCAGTAGTTACGAAGGCGTTGTTCACCGTCACAGCTTGATGAAATACGGTTATGCGCGTCCATTTCCCGGCCGGAAGCATCGAAAGGTTTATTGACCAATCGCCTTTAGTGCCGTCAGATGCATTAACCAGTCTCAGTGTCCCTGACGTGCTGACCGGCCAGATCCACATACTTGGCTGGACAGCGACACTCACTGACAAGCCAGTGACAGTCTGGTAAAGATCTGCTGTCGCATTGGCTCCTATTGTCCACTCCTGCGCCGAATTCCCGCCGGCCGGGTCTGTTCTTGTGCTCGACACCAGCGTCGCACCGCGAACCGTCCATGGGCTGAGATCGAATCTTTCGCTTTGGCGAATCCTATTTGTCCGTTGCTCCTCGATGAGCAGTCCGAGACATTGGCCGGTAGCCGCGTCGTATTGAAACCGCGGCGCATTCGCTGCGGCAGTTCTCACGAGGCCGTCCCCGCCGATGTATGTCCCGGTGGACGCACGGGTAAACGAGATGCGCGAATCCAGCGCCAGGTCGCCGCAGAAGTCGATCGCCAGCGTCGGGTAGACGTTTTCGCGGACGAATCCGAGCACGGCACCTCTGGCCTGATCTTCGGTCAGCTCTCCGCCTCGCACCTCGATCTCGGCAGTCACCTCCCAGACCGAGCCATCCGATACAGGCACGGCGCGCCATGGGCCGGTAAATCGCGCCTCGCGCTTCCTAAGTCCTCCATCTCCCATTGCGAGCGTGATCCACCACCAGGCCGCGCCTGACGCTGCATAGAGATCTGAATCTGCCCACGCACGGAAGATGAGCATTTCCTGATCCGTCAAGACCCACCGGACTGACAGCCTGTCCAGCCTGGCGCGAGTGCGGCGGCGCGCCCTTGGAGCGCCGACCTCCATGTCGGTGCGTATGGTCTGGGCGGCCGGAGAGAGCTGATAGCTCTGGACGGTCGGCGATGGAAGCAGAGCAGGGAAATCAGCCATGGATTACCTCAACGCTCCAGCAGCCGGGGTGAGGCCGTACCGACGCTCTAGCAGCGGAGCCAGACCGCCACCGCGCGCGATATCACGGCCCATGAGTCCGGTCACCTGGTCGATGATGACATCGATCACGCGATCGCCTCCGTCCTGCCGCTCTTCGGTGCGCACCTGCGCCGGGCTGTTGTTGATGACGTTGACCGTCACCTTTCCGCCAAGCGCACGCAATTGCGCCGGGGTGAATACCGCTTCTCCACGGCGCAGGATGGCCGGCACCTCATCAGGTGCCAAGTACGCACCACCATGCAGCCTTGGCGCTCCGGCGAACACTGCGGCCGGCACGCTGCGCCCAGGCGCGGACTCACCGACGATGCCGCCGCCGTGAAACATCAGACCGAAGAACTCCGCGAGCGGCTGCGTGATGTTGCGCTGGATCGCAATCCGCAGCATGTCCGAAATGATCGAATCGGCGAGATCGCGGAATGAGAGTTTGCCGGTCTTGACGAAGTTGATCATGGCATCTTCCATGCCCTTGAATGTCCTCGTTACGGCTTCCTTGGCCGACTGGAATGTGTCGACGACCGCAGTCGAGTATTCCTTCAGACCGCTCTGCACACCATCGAGCCAAGATTTTTCGCGCGCTGCATCGATCATCTCGCGGATTTTGTCGACGATAGCCTGCAGTTCGGCGAGTCTCCTTGGATCGGACGTGATCGCCATCAGCGCCTCGATTCTCGGGATCAGCTCACGCTCCAGCGCGCGGCCTTGCTCTCCGATCGTCTCGCGTAGCTTCCGCCGCGCTGTGGCCTCGGTCTCCAGTCCAATGACGACGCGCGATTGTAGGCTGGACTCTGTTGCCTGGACGATGGCTTGAGCGCGAGCCATAGCCTGATCGACTTCAGCCTGCAGATCCTTCTGCTCTGCCCGGAATACCTGAGCGAGCTTAGCGCTCGTCTGGATATCCAGCTTGGCCAGCGCAAGCCTTGCGACCTCGATCTGTGCGACGATATCCTGCGCGCGCTCCTGGATCCTGGCGCGCTCCTCCGCGTTCCTTCCGCGCAGGCTCGTGACTCGCGCGTACTCGGTCTCGAGATTCCGGATGGTGTTCTCGATCTCCTGCCGCTCGGCCTGCTCTCCTCGCTCGATGATTGCGCGCCGCGCCGAGTAGTAGTCCTGTAGAGCAATCTCGCGGTTCTCATATGCGTTGCGATAGATTTCATCCGCTGCCGATAACGCAGCGCGCAATACGTCCAATTCCGCGCGCAGTTTTCGCTCGTCGCGTTCCGCTGCCGCGCGCCCGGCAGATAGCAGCGACTCTATCGATGGTGTCTGTTTGTACTTCTCGAGGACCGCGCGCTGTGCCCTAGCGAATTCCTCGGCGCTCATCGCGCCTTGCTGATACAGCGTCCGGAGCTTGCGCAGGTCTTCCTCGAGCTTCTCGTTATCGCTGCGGAACTGGCGCATGAATTGCTCGTAGGCTTCACGCGCGTCTTTTAGCCTGCGCCGGGCTTGTTCCTCGCTCTCCCCAAACTCTACTGTTGCGCCGCCTGTGTTCGCGCCTTGGCGCATGCCGACAACGCGCTCGCTGCTGTAGCCGAGCGTGAAGAACGTCAACCTCTCGAACCATGTGCCGGACTCGATGACGGTCTTCATATCCGTCAGGTAGTCCCTCAGCGATCCGAACACGGCCTCGACGGTGCCCTTCACAACGCTCGTGCGGCCGATCGTCTCCAGCAAGTCATCGAATGTGTTTTTGAGGTCGCCGGTCGCTTTGGCCAGGCCCGTGTGCATAGACTCCGCAACGCGGTCCAGCCCCTGCTCCTTCATGATTCGCAGGATTTCGGTGACCGCCTTCGCCTGCTGCCCAGTTTCGACCAGGTCCTTAATCATTTCACGCTGAGCTGCGCTGAACGAAACGCCGGCTCGGCGCAGGGCGGTTAGTCCGACCTCCGGCTCCTCGAGCGCCTTGCCGAGCTGCAGCACAGCGCTTTGCAGGTCCGTTCCCATGACCTTTGAGAGGTTCGCGGCGACTTCCATCGCCTCGCGGAAACTCTCCCCGGTGACTTGGCGGAAAGTCAGTAAGACCGCCGCTGAGTTCTTGACTGCCTCATCGTTGATGCCGAGGCGCCGCTGAAAGTCCTCTGACATCTCGATGATCTGTGCTGAGCTTATTCCCGCGGCACCTGCCGTGGCGCGAAGCACTGCTTCGAGCTTCAGCTCGGCCTGCTCTGCCTCAAGTGCTGCATTGATCGATGCCCTGAGACTGGCAACAAGCGACGCGCCGATAGCTGCGCCAGCGGTGGCTGCTGCAATGCTGAGCCGGCGCAGCATTTGCTGTTTGCGGTCGTACGCATCGATGGCGCGCAGCGATTGTGCGACGCTTGCCTGCTGTTCTTTTGTGAGCCCCTGCTGCGCGGCGTCGTACGCGAGCACCTGCGTGCGCGTCATGCCGAGCGTATCGGCCTGCCGCTTCAGCGCTTGCACAAATTGCTGCGCTGATGCAGATGCCTGCTGATTGGATTGCCTTGCAACTGCACTGATCCGCTGGATCGCCTGTTCCTGGGCGCGCAGTTCTCCGGTCGCCTGCTTGCCATCGACAGTCAGGCGGATGCCGAACGTGATATCACCGGCCATGGTTGCGCTCCTGCACGATGCGGATCACCTCGGACTCCATGATACGGAGATCCTGGAACGCCTGGCGCTTGTCGTCGATCCCGAGCATGTCCATCGCCGCTCTGGCTGCGGCGTAATCCAGCCCTAGGACGATTCCGCTCATCGGTTCAACGCGCCACTGAGTGGCGAGCGACAGGAACAGCTCGACGGACTCGGCGCACTCCGGCCAGACCTCCGTCTCGTCCGGCGTATGCTGCAACGCAAGACCGAACGCGGCAGCAGATTCCTGTGCGTCGTTGCCGCCGGCGCCGCCCGCCCAGGCACGAGCGGCGGCGATCAGTTTTTTCTGCGGCCCTCTGGCGAATGAGCTTCGATGAAGGCCTGGATGATCGCAGGCAGCACTGGCCATAGGTCGAGCAGTCGCTCGCGCGCCTCCGGGCTGAACGCGATGTCCGCTCCGGATTCATCTTGGACGCCTTGCCATCCGAGCAGCACATCCCTAGCGAGCGCATCGTCCGTAATCTCGCTAGCGCGGACCTTCTCCATGAGCCGCTCGAAGCCTGAGCGCCCATGTCGACGGAACAGCGCCCTGAATTCGTGCGGCCTGCGCACGCCATCGTCGTCGAGGATCTCGACGCGCACCGGGTACCAGAAGCGGTCGGATGCACCGAGCTTGAGCATGGATGTCCTTTACTTGGTGACGATGCGCACTTCGTCGTTTCCGCTGCTTGGGGTGAACCGCAGATCCATCGACAGCAGGGCACGACCTTCGACATCCTCGACACGCGGGTTGGTCCGCTGTACCGCAGGCGCGAACAGGACGATCGTGTTCCCGGATGCCGTTCCATGCGTAATGCCGATGCTCGTCAGCGTATTGTTGGTGATGTCTGTGACCATCGTGGCTTCCTGCGAAGCGGTGAGATCGAGTGTCATACGCCCGGTCACCTCGCGGCCCGTGATGTCGACCTGCTCGCCGCCGAGCATTGGGATGAATTGGACCGCCTGGCCGATCGTGATCTCGATGCCTCGGCTCGAATACGTCGTTCCTCCAGAGATGGCGCCAGACGCGTATGTCCCGCCTAGCGTGATATCTCCAGTGTTTGCGTCCGTGACGACGACCGGCGTCTTCCATGCAGTGAGCGTCGGTGTCGGGTTGCTTTGCACCACAGATCCGCCATCCAAGCCGGTGAAGCGGAACTGCAGGACTGGACGCTCTCCAAGCGGCAGACGAACGTCGACTGTTCCGCGGCAGCCGAGTGCCTTATGAACAAGACCGTCCAGATAGTAGTAGATGGTGATTGACGAAAAGTTCGTCGAAACCGGGTTGTATTCGACGTAAGGCGGTGACGCATTGACGGTCTCGGCCATTCCGCATGCGCGCAGGAGCTTACCGTAGGCAGCCGCCGTGCCTGCGGTTCCTGAGCCAGCCAGTTCGACTGTAAACTCGCACTGGATCGATCGCGTGCCGACCAACTGCTCTGATGCGCCCATATATCCGCGAATCAGATCGCGGTTGACGGAATTCAGG